CTTGATAAAGATACTTGTGTCTAAGTTATCTTCTAGCATAGTAATTAATTGATTACGGTCAGTAGATTTTGGGGTACATAACCCACAGCCACAAAAAGAGTTAGGGCATTGTATAACGGGATATTGATTTGATTCTAACATTTTAGTTAGATTATCGATAATCAAGTCACCCTCGCTTATTTTTCCTATACTGCCCTTCCCCGTAAAAGTTGCTTGACATGTCTGATGATGGTATACACTATCAGATTGCTGTTCTAAATGTAAAAAGAACCAATTTACACTACAATACCAATTCTCAAATCGTCTATTGGTTAAGAACTTAACTATCTTAGTATCCCCGTTAGTTTCTGTAGTACACATACTACGCCCACCACAGCAGGGTCTCCCGATAACAGGTTCACTATCTGTTTTCCAATAGTCTTTAAACCATTTTTTCTGCTCATCCGTATATTTTTGGATACGAGTACTAGCACTATCAGGTTCTTCCCCGATAATTCTAGGGATAAATTTGATATTATTGTCCTTCAACATATTACAGACATTGATACATTCTTGGAAATGTTCAGCGTGTAGCATCACATTAACATTTAACCCAATACTACTTTTACCCAACATCATAATACGGTCTAAGACCTGATATTTTAATGTTTCGTCTGCTTCACAATGATATGAGACTGTAACATGGTCAAAGTTGTCAATAACACCCTGACATATCTTTTTGCTCATGGCTCCGTTCGTGGTCAATGATAATTTGACATTGAACAAGCTATTATACTCTTTACACTTATCCTTCAAATAGATAGCAAAATCTATGAAATGTGGATTCACAGTAGGTTCTCCACCAGTGAAGCTAATGTGAAAATCTTGATTTTTACGAAAACGGCGTTGTAAGTCCATGTATTTAAAGAGGAAATTAGCGCCGTTTTTTAATTCTTCGATTTTTGCATGGTTACTAGTACTATCATGTCTATAGGATGGACAATATGAACAATTGTAATTACAACGAGGTCCTAAGTCCCATGTGACCATAAACGGATCCTGATTAACTGTATTGATAGAGCAGACGGTCATTTGATGCTTATCCGTTTCTCGAACTGGTCATTGGGTTTACTGATGGGTGTTTTCCCGCATACCCTAGCACAGGTCATTAGTTTATTCTCACCCCAATAATCTCCCCAAACAGTCTGATATTCTGTAGATTCTATTATGTCTTTTATAGACTGTTTTGTAGTGTTTAATTTATCTAACCCACCCAGACTATTAACCAATTCATAATACTGATTTAACATGTTATCACGGATATCGCTAACGATTGAATTGACATTTGTTGGGTTATATGGGGCACTGGCTAAGAAACAGCAGGGAAATAAGTTATATTGTGCGTCAATATAGACCTCATTATTTTTTAGTGCATAACAATCTATCTCAGTATTCTTGTAATCCTGTCTGAATTTAGTAATAGCGTTTGTGTCGATGAGGGTAATATGACTTTCTGCGGGCGGTTCTAAGTAATATTCAACCTTACCTTCACTATCTAACACAGAGAATCTAGGTTCCCCGATGAATCTAATAGTGTTTTTAACTGTGAATCTACTGAACCCATTCACTTTGGCTATCTTTTCAGCCTGTTCAACTTGATGTTCATTGTGCTTGAACTTGATGAATACCCACTCTGCTATTCCACCGTCATCGATGAACTCTTTGGCATTCTTTAATACATTGTCAAATGTTGTTCCTATACGATATAAATGATGAGTATCCTGTAACCCATCTAATGCGAATATTACAACATGATTATCAGGTAAACTGTGACGCAGTTCTCGCCACCATTTACTATTTCTAGCGCCACCGTTCGTGTGTATTCTTATACACATTGTGGGTTTGTTATCTTTAATGTACTTGCACATTTTAATCAAGTCATTATTCATTATGGGATCACCGAAATTCCCACAGAAAAAGACCGATTCAAGTTGATTTAATGTTTCGTTATCGAATATTTTGACAAAATTCTCGTATGTCCAATCATTTAATGGGAGATTATCGTTTTCCATTCCCCCATGAAAGTTTCTAGGGCACATGGGACACTTAGCCTGACAGCGTGAACTAATCTCTAAGTGAACCTGCTTTAACTCATTGAACTTAATCAAGTTTGTACCCTATAATCATAAATCGTTTATATAGTGGTAATTCTAGTTCCCCAGACCATTTAACTTTTAAATTGCTTTGTTTAATAAATTCAAATAAGCTAGTAGCTGGGCGAACATGCTCATCCATTTTATAATCTGTTGATTGTAGAACGATTAAGCTAGTGACAGGTAGATTACTTAACCATTTATCGTATTGTTCCTGTGCTATATGTTCACAGCTGGTATTGATAATCACATCAGCATATGAATGAAAATTACACATATCCTTAGTAATTGCTGAGAATCTACCTTCATGTGCTTCCATTTGATTCATTAGTGTAGCCACATGTTGATTTGTAGGGTCGATATCAATAGATTGAATACTTGCGATTGGGATATTACTTTGAAATAGCATACTTGGGAGAACACCCACCCATCCACCATGAACATCTACAGTTACAGGTTGTGGGATAAACTCATCTAAGCAATCAATTAGCCATTCTTTACTTTTCATTTGTCCACTCCAAAACGCATCTAATGTACGCATTGGGTTATTACTTTGACGAATTGCCTGCATCCAATGATGTAAATGGTCTAAATCTATTTTCATAAAAACTTTCTAAGGTCAATCATTATTTAATAAGTGTTTTAATTCAGGAAAAATACTGCTACAATCTAACCCACGAATGTTATCCAAATTATTAATAAAGTCTTTGAAGTCTGGTAATTGACTAGTGTGGTCTTCGCTATTGATAAACTTCAATACACCCTCCCAGCGTTTCCATCCATATGGGTTAACTTTCCAGAAGTCATCGTCCTGTCTATAGTTGTCCCATAACCATTGTTTGAAGTCGTTAAATTGTTTAGTTAATTGTTCTTTATCTTCTTTGGGAAGTAATCGTGCTGATAGATATGTAGGAATGTATAGCATGTGCATACTGATAATAGACCCACCCACTTCAAATCCATACATACTATATTTGTTAATCTTTTTATAGTTTTTCTGTATCTTCCATTTAGCAAAGTCTACCAAATGTTTGACATTTAACAATTGAACCGCAAATGCTATAGATACACTGATATTGTCTGGGGTATTGTCTAGTAAATCCAATGCTCGTTCTATGTCATTCCAATCTGTAGGATATCGTATATAGTGATTTCTATTACCATAAGCGTCAATACTAAAGGCATAGCGAACTGATTTAAAGTGATTCCAAATGTCAATCATTTCCTGATTCACATAGATACCATTTGAATTATATCTTAATTGTATATCCTTTGCGTATCCACGCTTAATTATCTCTAGTAGATAGTTTTTATGTTCTTTAAGCATGAGTGGCTCGCCACCGGCAAAGTATAGTTGTTTAACATGTGGGATTTGTTCAAATATATCGTCCCAGAATTCTGGTTTCTCGTACCAATAGTTATTAAATGTTTCTTTATTCCAGAACATTTGTCTAATGACTGATTCATTATTTGTCTTTTTCATTAGTTTTTCGTAATCAGATACCCAGCGGCTTGAATCGTGTGGACTACACATGACACATTTTAGATTACAAGTATGACCTAATCGTAAATCGATATAGGGTATGACTGGAGGAACTGTACCATCACTATTAGTTTCTTTGATTAGTTTTTCAAAGTCAATACCATTTTGATCCCAGTCATATGATTCCCATAAGCGTTTGCTTATAATCCCATTACTTTCTTCTTCAAAGCACTTATAGCAACTACTAGGTATATTACCTTCTAGCATAGTTTTGCGTACATCACGCATAAAGGTATTATTGAATGCTTGTAATGGAGTTTCTCTAGCAAAGTTAGCAGGCTCACCGTTCTCCATTTTAACTAGTCCCAGAGTATTATCTCCTAGATGAGCGCCGGATGCATTTGACCCACAGCATAGTCGTGCGTCACCGTTTGGTCTAGTTGCTAAGTGTATCCAAGGAAGAACGCAGAATGTTTTAGATCCTGTCTTTTCTTCTATGATATTAATAATCTTTTTAATTTTATCTGTCATTTTCTTTTGGGTATCTTTGAATCTGCTGAACTAACACAACGGTCAGTAATACATATTTT